GAGAAGCCCCGGCTGTCCAGAATGCTGCACAAGCTGATGCTCACCCAGCAGAGTGTCTACAACACTGCTGGGCTTGAGGTTAGCGAGCTCCCGAACGTGGACTTCGTCGACTCTCTGCAGGAGTCTCCCCTGGTAGCTGCGCAGACCGTGCTTGCGCTGGACCAGGCTCGGGCAGCATCAATCGAGGTCAAGGTGCGCACCCTCCACCCAGACTGGACGCCCGATCAGATCAAGACTGAGGTCACTGCCATCACGGATGAGCTGTCTCAGGCTGCTGCGCCTGTTGCGGTCTTCTAATGCCCAGTGTCTACCAGGAGCGGGACCAGCTCGACCAACTCAGCGTCGAGCTGGCCACCATGTACCGGGGCACTGAGAGCAGGCTTACTGCCAGGCTCCTCGATCAGGTTCGCCGTGGGTTGAGACAACATCCGGACGACGTGGTCAGAGCGCTCCGCCTGTCGGAGCTCCGCAAGGCTGCCGAGGACGAAGTTCGGAGGCTGGGGCTCACCATGCCAGCCATGGCTGACATCGTCCTCAGTGAGGCGGCTGGGCTAGGCGATGCTGCTGCTCAGCGGGATCTTGCTGGCGTGGTTCTCAAACAGGAGAGCACGGCTGTGATCATGCAGCGACAGGTGCTGGGGAGCAAGCGGGCTGCAGAGGCTGTTGCTGGGGCTCTCGTCAGCCAGCTGACCACAGTGCACCCCAATATCCTGCGCTGGGCAGACGACGTGTACCGGAAGGCCACGGCGCAGTCCGCGCAGGACGTGCTCTTGGGGGTCAGCACGAGCAGCGTGGCGCAGAAGACTGCGTGGCAGAGGCTGGTTGCGCAGGGCGTCACAGGGTTCACTGACAAGGCGGGCAAGCGGTGGAACCTCGGTACCTATGTCGAGATGAGCACTCGATCTGCGACTAGGAGAGCATGGGACGAGCAGCACAAGCAGACCCAGTTGGCTGCTGGTGTTGGGCTGTGCACAATCATCGTCGGTAGCGGTGCCTGCAAGGAGTGCAGCGCGTGGTCTGGAATGATCCTCCGTGTCGACGGCGGACCGACAGGCCGCATCAAGGTACCCAGCGCAGTTGATCCAGACAAGGAGGTGTGGGTAAACGTCCGGGGGACACTGGACGACGCTCGCTCTCATGGGTGGCGGCATCCCAACTGCAGGTGCCGTCAGGTCGCCTACCTGCCAGGGTTGACGGCCGTGTCTGACCAGCAGTCCTATGACCCCCAGGCAGAGGCTGATCGAGCACGGTTGCGAGAGCTCGAGAGGCAGGTCAGGGCAGCGAAGGCGGACGCCGAGCAGGCGGTCTCCCCTACTGTCCAGGCTGCAGCCAAGAAGCGTGTGCGCGCGCTGCAGGGTAGCATCAGAGAGCACGTGGCGAGCACAGGGCTCGCCCGTCAACCTGATCGAGAACGGCTGATCACGCCTCCTCCTCCTGCGAAGCCTGTCACTGGGCCGTCGGCTGCAGACAAGATCAGGAATGCAGCCACCATGTTTGGTACTGGAAGTCCACAGCATCGGGAAGCCCAACGCCGGTTCGGCTAGCCTGAGCGCATGGACACTACGAAACGGATCGCCTCAGCGCTCGGTCGCGGTGGTAACATCCTCGGGAGTTGGCGCGCCAGCTTCGCGATGGAGACGCGCATCCGAGACTGGGTGAACTCCAACCCACAGCCCTCCTGGGCAGCACTGCCCGAGGAGTTCCGCAACTACATCGAGAAGGTGGAAGCACATGAGTGACACCACTCCTGAGCTGGACCCGGAGGACAACATCGAGCCTGACGTCGTTGTTGCCGACGGTGTCCAGGACGAGGACGCAGAGCAGTGACGGCCGCATCAGGGTCTGCAGCGGCAGCCAACGCGCTCAACATCAACCAGGGGTACAGCGGCAAGTGTCTCCAGTTCGTGCGAACGGTCTGGGATGTCTCTGCCAAGTACGCCACTGCGAAGGCAGCCTGGGACCACGCTGGCCTCAGGCACCCCGATCTCTCGAACGCTCCGATCGGGGCTCCGGTCTTCTTCTCCCACCCCAAGGTGGCTGCGGGTCACGTTGCGCTCTACCTCGGCAACGGCAAGATCCGTTCGACCAACTCCGCCACCGGCCGCGTCTCCACATATCCAATCAGCACATGGACCGGCTGGGGGTACTCGCTCCTTGGCTGGACTGAGGACCTCAACGGTGTGGAGCTCCCGATCGACCCAGTTCCCTCGCACGCTCCGCAGCCGTCGGCGGCCAAGGAGTGGCGTGTCGGGACCAGCGGGACGCAGGTTGAGAACCTGCAGCGTGGGCTCAATGCTCACTTCCCCGCCTACTCCAGGCTGACCACAGACGGCAAGTTCGGCCCCAAGACTGAGGCTGTCGTCAAGGAGTTCCAGCGACGTACCGGGCTCACTCCGGATGGCATCGTCGGTGTGAAGACAACGGACAAGCTCGCTGGGTACGGCATCATCCTCTGAGCACAAGAGAGCCCGGCCACTGCGTGATGGGTGGCCGGGCTCTCTTGTGCTCAGGAACGATGCTTCCTCCGAGCTGAAAGATCGGCACGGACAGCCCGCACGACCAGGTAACCCAGTGACAGGGTGATGGAGAGGACCAGGATCACGAGGATCCCAAGGATTCCGATGGCGTCTAGCATGAGACGTACGCTACGGTATGTCGCATCGGGCCTGGCGCCCGCAGTGGATACACAGAGAGCCCTGGAGGCCATCAATGAAGCGGTACACGATGAACCCACGACTGCGCTTCTTCAGCATGCCTGCTGGCGGCGAAGCCGATGGCGACACGCAAACAGAGCCCGCTGCGGAGCCGGTCAAGACCGAGGAGCCCGCTGCGGAGCCGGTCAAGACCGAACTGCCGGACGACCCGGCCGTTCTGAAGGCCGAGATCGCCAAGCTCCGCAAGGAGAACGGTGCTGAGCGGACCAACGCCAAGCAGAAGGCAGCAGACGACGCTGTCGCTCAGCTCACGGACAAGCTGGCAGTCGCACTCGGCATCAAGAAGGAGGGCGAGAAGCCCACAGCCGAGCAGCTCCAGACCCAGCTCCAGGAGCGAGACACCATCGCCAGGCAGGCGGTCACCGAGCTCGCTGTCTACAAGTCAGCTGGAGCCTCCGATGCAGACCCTGCAGCACTCCTCGACTCCCGCGCGTTCCTGGCGACCGTGGCGGATCTGGACCCGGCATCATCCGACTTCCAGAGCAAGGTAGGATCGGCCATCAAGAAGGCCGTGACTGACAACCCGAAACTCAAGGCAGCCCCGGTGGTTGGCTCGAGCACAGTGGACCACGCCGGTGGATCCGGTGAACTCCCCGACATCGATGCACAGATTGCCGCCGCAGAGAAGGCTGGCGACACCCGCACGTCCATCCGCCTCAAGCAGAAGAAGGCAGCCGCAGCACGTGGCTAGCCTTCACCAGCCAAAGGAGTAATCCACATGTCCGGAATCACCGGCATCTCCGCCACGTTCAACACCCCCAACTACCACGGCGACCTGTTCGCGCTGACCCCTGCCGACACGCCGTTCCTGTCAGCCATCGGAAGCCTGTCTCAGGGTGCGCAGGCGACCAGCGTCGAGTTCGAGTGGTCTGGCTATGACCTCCGTGACCCGGATCAGCGCACTCGAGTCGAGGGCGCCACTGCTCCTGGAGCCGAGGGGCGTGTCCGAACCAGCTTCAACAACATCGTCCAGATCCACCAGGAGAAGGTCTCTGTCTCCTACACCAAGCAGGCTGCGGTCGGCCAGTACTCAGGGCTGAACATCAGCGGTGGCGAGAACGCCGTCACCGACGAGAAGAGCTGGCAGGTCGAGCAGGCTCTGAAGCAGATCTCTCGGGATGCCAACTGGTCCTTCCTCAACGGCATCTACTACAAGCCTGCGGACAACACCACGGCACGTAGGACCCGAGGTCTCCTCCAGGCAGTCACCTCGAACCTGGTCGACCTCGGTACCAACGTGCACTCGAACGCGAGTTCGGCCACGGACACCATCACTCCCGCGAGCGCACACTCGCTGGCTGTGAACGACCGTGTCGTGTTCACGCAGGTTGGTCCGGCAAGCGCCGCGCAGGCGATGGCTGGCATCGTCATTGGACGGGTGTACTACGTCCAGTCCATCAGCACCACGGTGTCCTTCAAGGTCGCTGCGACGCAGGGTGGCGCTGCCATCACGGTCGGAACGGTGGCGTCCGGCATCGCGTTCCACAGCCTGACGACCACAGCGCTCGATCTGCCGACGTTCAACTCGTTCGGTCAGCTGGTGTTTGACAACGGTGGCCTGACCGACGGACTGGGCACCCTGATCGTCAACAGCACCCAGAAGGTCGCCATCTCGACGATGATCGCGAGTGCCTATGGCAAGGCCAACCCCATCGTCTCCGGTGAGAAGATCGGTAACGTCGCCATCGACCAGGTGGTCACGGACTTCGGGACGCTGAACATCATGCTCGACCGCGCCATGCCCCGAGACGCCATCCTGCTCGCCTCGCTGGCGGACATCAAGCCGGTGCTGCTCAGCATCCCCGGTAAGGGTGTCCTCTTCGAGGAGGCACTGGCCAAGACCGGTGCCTCAGACGACTCGCAGATCTACGGCGAGATCGGCCTGGCCTACGGGTCGCAGCTCCAGCACGGCCTCATCCGAGGCCTGCCGACCAAGTAGTACCCACAGGCTGGGCCAACGGCATCCTCCGTTGGCCCAGCCTGTCCCACTATCAAGGAGGACCAACATGGGTAATTACACCGATGGCGACGGCCGCGTCTACACGGTATCCGGAGAAGACGAGCTTCGCCGCTTCGAGGCAGACGACCGATTCTCCGCTGTCCAGGAGCCTGAGGAAGCGCCCAAGGAGCCTGAGGAAGCGCCCAAGGAGCCCGAGGAAGCGCCCAAGGAGCCTGAGGATTTGATCGGAGGCGCACTCCCGGATCAGACCTGGAAGAACGCCGACATCGAGACCTGGCTTGAGCAGGCTGGCAAGGAGTTCGTGAAGGGCTCTACCAAGGCAGACCTGCTTCTCGCAGCAGCTGGGGAGTGACCATGTTCCCGGTGTACGCTCAGCCTAACGATCTCTCACAGGCGCCATGGAGCCTATCGATTGCTGCTCAAGATGCTACCAGGTTGCTCAGCTATGCAGCCCGGCTAGTCAGGCAGGCAACGAGGACTGCCATCTATGACGCTGACGACGAGACTGGGCTGCCAACGGACGCCGGGCTCACCGCAGCACTCCGGGACGCCACTTGTGCGCAGGTGGCGTCCTGGAGTGCTCTCGCTATTGACCCAGCCAAGGGCGCTGCAGACGCAGGTAAGACCATCGCCCAGAAGAGCCTCGGATCAGCCAGTGTCCAGTACAGCACCTATATGAGCACTGTGACTTCTCGAGCGCAGATTGCAACAAGGCTCGGGCAGGATGCATACATGATCCTCGAGGACGCAGGGCTCGTTGGGACCAGCCCAGTGGTGTACGGATGAGCGAGCTCGCAGAATTCATGGTGCACCAGGTCTCTGTTGATGTGCTGACCGGGTCTGGTGGTATGGGTGAGGTGTACGCAGCACCAGTTACTGCGATGGTGTTCTGTGACGAGGCTCGCTCTTTGGTCATCTCTAGGGATGGCAGGCAACTTATCAGTGACTGCACACTGTATGACGCGGACATGAGTCGGCAAAGCACCTGGGTTGAAGGGTCTCTTGTTACCCTCCCCAGCGGGCGGAAGGCAAAGGTCATCACCACCAATGCGCGAACCGCAGGGGATCTCGACCTCCCAGACCACCTGGAGGTGAAGCTGACGTGAGCACCATCGATGCTGCGGAGCTGTCTCGCCGGATGCGCGAAGGGGCAGCAGCTGGTCTCAACCAAGTCGCGCTCCGTGTTCAGGCTGTGGCCGTCCCCAAGACTCCGCTCGAGTACGGTGACCTCCGCAGCTCGCTGGTTGTAACAGAGGCATCTCCGGATGAACTCGCCGCGTCGGTTTCCAGCGACCTGATCTATGCTGTTTCCCAGCATGAGAGACTCGACTTCAGGCACAAGGTCGGGGGGCCAAAGTTCCTCGAGAAGGCAAGCACTGAGGTCGGTTCCTCTGAGGCCGAGCGGATCATGGGTGCGTCTGCCCAACGAGCAGTGAGAGGATGACGATGGACGACTCAGAGGTGGTTCGCGCGCTCGCCACAGTGCTTGACGCGCGCACCACATACGTCTGGAGCGAGAGCACTCCGTACACTCCTGACCAGATCGGCATCTACTACGGGGCCATCCCTGCAACACCAGATCGTGCAATCGGGCTCACTCTGTATGACGGGGGAGACGACCCACAAACTGGGCTAGCCCACAGGAGAGTCCAGGTGCTCTTCAGAGGTGCACGCAACTCACTCAGCGGCGCCAACGATATGGCGAGTGAGGTCTTCAGAGTGCTGCAGCGCTTCTGCGGAGCTGGGTTTGCCAGCGTCTCGAGGCTCTCTATGGCGCCTCTAGGAGCAGACGACAGTCAGCGTCAGGAACGCGTAGACAACTACCTGATCGTGCTGGACAACGCTCTCTCGGGAATCCCCGAATAGCGCAGGCACAACGATCAGCAACGAGGCGTCTCTGACAGTAAGCGACTGAGGCGCTAGTATCAGGCTCGCCAGCACAACCTACCTTGGAGGATCTCATGGCTCCGACTCCGCCAGCACTGCCCGGAGGGTCATACCTCGGGCACAGTTACGAGTACGGGCTCGACGTCAACCTGGGGACCTACGCGTCTCCTGTGTGGCAGTCAGTGCGCCGCATCAGCAACTTCCAGCCCAGCCCCACCCCGAAGACGCAGCCAGCACAGAGCTATGACGACTTCGGAGCAGACAACGCCGATGTCGTCGGATGGTCTGTCAACCTCGCGTTCTCTGCTCAGGTCAACCGCAACACCTCGACTGGTCTGTACCTGCCTGAGATCGAGGCGCTGCTCCTCCGCACCAAGAACTCGTCCAAGGGGGACGCCGCAGTCATCGACGTGCGGTGGTACCACAAGCCGGAAGTTGGGGTTGCCAACCCGACGGACGCCGGGCGAGGCTTCTTCACGGTGTCTCAGACACGTGCCAACACCGGTCCTGATGGCAGCGTCGAGGTCCTGAACTTCACACTGACCGGCAAGGGACCAGCGACCGACATCGCCAACCCGTTCACCGGCTGGGGAGCGGCTGTTCCGACCATCTCTGCAGCCACACCGTCCGGCGTCTCTGTCGGCAACCTCGTCACCATCACTGGTACGGGCTTCACTGGCACCATCGCCGCGACGGGTGTCAAGTTCCTGGCGGTCAATGCTCCGAGCTTCACTGTTATCTCGGACTCGACTATCGTCGTCGCCATGCCCTCAGGTACGGCAGGCTCTGCTCCCATCACGGTCACGAACGGGACTGGCGCCTCGACGACGTTCCCGTACACGCGCGGAGCCTGACCTATGCCAACGGTCGACTTCAGCCAGTGGGCTGCAGCCGACCTGGTCCTACCTCTCGGGGGACGCACCTACGTGGTGCGTCCCCCGAGTGTCGACCAGGCTCGGCTCATCATTGCTCTTGCCATCCGCTCTGAGATCAGTCTGCATCTCAGCAAGGGTCCAGTCCCCAGCGAGGTGCAAGCCATTCTCGAGCAGCTCGACGTAGTCGGGACACCGCTCGCCGACATCACGCTCGGATCGGCTGTGCACGAGGAGCTGCGGGAAAACGGGGTTCCTCTTGAGACCATTACGAGGATGTCTTACTATGCGCTGCACTTCTGGGCGCGTGGGCAGGCCCGCGCTGACGCCATAGCCAAGGCACTATGGGGGAGTGATGCTCAGGGGGAAGCGAGCGGCCGGGCTCCCAGGCCCGGCCAACCACTGCTGAGGAGTGGGCTCAATACGGGATCGGTAGCCCAGACGCAGACGGGTGGTATCCAGACTATCGGGTCCCAGCTTCTCTGAAGCCAGAGGCCGTCGCCCCAGTACCAGAAGGGCGAGAAGTCAACTGGGTAGACCTCGCTGAGCACTGGGACAAGGTCATCTGCGGGATGGCAGAGCGGTATGGTATCGACCTGTATGACCCAGCAGTTCTCTCGCGACCGTGGCCTGGGGTGCGCATCATGATCTTCGGGCTCATAAACGCTCCTGGCGCACTCGCCACAGCCCTGAGGAGGACCGAATGAAGGTCGCAGAACTCGAGAGCATCTTCACCGCAGACGTCTCAGACTTCGACAAGAAGGCAGCTGGGGTCGAGACCAAGCAGAAGACGCTCGATGGGCAGCGCGCCATGCTGCAGGTGGACGCTGACAGCAGCAAGGCGCTGGCGTCTCTCGACCGTGTCGAGTCTGCCGCTCGGTCTATCCCAGACGCCACGGTCGACGTGGACGCAGACACGAGCAAGGCAGAGGAAGAGCTCGACGGCTTCAAGGACAAGGCAGAAGGATCTGGTGGTGAGGGCGGGAAGGCGTTCCTCGGAGGATTCCTTGGAGGCCTCGCAGCTACACCAATCGCTGGCGCTGTAGTAGGGCTGGCCTCAGACATCGGAAGTATGTTCGTTGAAGCCTTTCAGGTGGAGGTTCGAGGCGATCGGCTCACCGCACTGACAGGGCTCGACCCGGAAGTTACCGCTCGACTCGGGCGCGCTGCCTCTGAGGCATATGCGAGCAACTTCGGAGATAGCCTCGACGCCAATTTCAACACTGCTCGTATAGCGGTGCAGAGCGGCCTCCTCGACCCATCTGTGACACAGAAGGCTGCTCAGCAGGTCATCCAGTCTTTGAGCGGGGTGGCAGACTTCATGGAGGAGGATGTCAGCAGGGTCGCCCGCTCCACCACGCAGCTTCTGCGCACGGGTTTGGCCAAGACTGCGCAGGACGCCTTCGACATCATTGTCCGTGGAGAGCAGGCTGGGCTCAATGTCAGTGAAGACTGGCTTGACACACTTGACGAGTACAGCACGCAGTTCCGCAAGCTCGGGTTGGACGGGCCTCACGCCGTCGGGCTGATCAGTCAGGGACTCAAGGCCGGTGCGCGAGACACTGACACGGTCGCAGACGCGCTAAAGGAGTTCGCGATCAGGGCTGTCGACGGGTCTAAGACGACCGTACAAGGCTTTGAGATGATCGGTCTGTCCGCGCAGGATACTGCTGCCATGATCTCTGCCGGTGGGGACACCTCCGCAGCCGGGTTGCAGAAGACACTCGATGGGCTGCGTTCAATCGAAGACCCTGTACAGCGGCAGATCGCAGCTGTGGACCTCTTTGGCACCAAAGCCGAAGACCTCGGAGATGCCCTCTTCGCGCTCGACTTCGATACTGCAGCATCTGGGCTTGACAACTTCTCCGGGTCTGCAAGTCGAGCTCTCGCAACGATCGGAGATAACGCTGCAGGGGACATCGAGTCGGCGCAACGGAACATCGAGGTGGCCGCTGATGGGATCAAGGGTGCGCTTGCAGCCGCATTCAACCCGGAGATCGAGGACTTCTCAACGTGGGTGAGTGAGAACAGAGAGCAGGTAATGCAGTTCCTCCTCGACCTCGCTAATGGCGCGCTCGACTTTGCACGAGCGTTCGTTGACGGCACCGCCACCGCAGTAGAGGCCGTTGGTGACTTCGCAAACGACGTCCTACCAGCCCTGCTGGACGCCATCGGGTCTGTCATTGAAGGAATCGACAAGATGCTCCCTGGTGACCAAGGCGCTAAGGAGTGGAAGGAGTGGTCGAAGGGAGCCAAGCAGGCGCTAAGCGACTTCGATGAGTCGACCTCCAACACCGCGGATGTCATCCGCACCAAGCTGATCGAAGAGGGTATCGACCCAGCGCAGGAGAAGCTCAACGACTTTGCCATCCCCCTCGTAGCCCAGGCAGCTCTGCACGACGCTGGGATGTCGATGACTAAGGACATCTCAGAAGTTGGTATCGCTGCAGACGGTAGTTCTACGCAGATCTCAGGCTTCACAGGGGTACTCGACACCCATGTGGCTGTTCAGAGAGACCTCGATGGGCAGCTGCGGTCTGTCAAGGACGCCATGGACCGAAACGCAGAGTCGAGCGTAGCCGCGCAAGAGTCAACAGATGATCTCACCGCGTCACTTGGTGAGGCACGAGCAGAGCTCATCTTGCAGCTCGAGCAGATGGGTTTGACCACAGAGCAGGCCAACCTCTTGGCAGACAGTTATGGGCTCATCCCGACAGACATCGCAACTAAGGTCACGCTCGAGGCGGACACCAAGACTGCGCAGGACCAGATTGACGCGTTCAAGAGCCAGAAGATCAGGCTCACTGCGGAGATCTCCACGTCCGGTCAGCCCGTCTACCAGACCCAGACCGGCCGTCGTCTAGAGGGTCAGGGAGACATCCTGGTTCCGATGGCGCAGGGTGGGTTCTCTGGCGCAGAGATGGTGAAGCCCAACACCTGGAGGATCGTGGGAGATCGGCTGGATGTCCCAGAGGCGTTCATCCCTCTTGATGGGTCGGCTCGCTCTTGGGGCATCCTGCAGGAGACCATCAAGCGGATGCCTGGACAGCAGCTCATGGCTGACGGGGCACTGCTGAGCCAGTCAAGAGCCTCCGGAGGCGGAGACACCTACTACGATGTCGCTGTGACCATTCCAGTGGAAGACATCCGGGGGCTTAGCGACATTGTGGAGTTCTTCCAAAACGTACGTCGCCGTACACGCCAGAAGAATGGGGTCTCCTAACAATGACTGACTTCTACACAGGTTGGATGAACTACGGGTCCTCTGGTAAGTGGCGGCTGATCCTGTCGATTGACGACCCGCCGACAGTCCATGCTGGGATCTCGAGTTACGTTGTAGGAACTCGGCTCTACCTTCAGACAGACGGGTCGCTATCAGACAACGTCAACTCCAATAGGATCTATGGCGACCTTGGGGACTCTGGGGCAGCCTCTGTGAATGTGTCGCATGGGTCCGGTGGAGGAACCACTCTCCTGCGCACTCAGAACGGGACTGTGTACCCCAGCCATTCAGGGGATGCGACGTTCACTGTGTGGGGGGTCATCACTGGGTTCGAGGCGCTGAGTACCCAGACGATATCTGGGCAGATGACGGTGCCGAGGCGTCCTTGGTACCCTCCTATGAACCCTGTGATGGGCCTGCTGTCTAGGATCGCGGACAACGTCCACACCTTCTCATGGACAAACACAGTCGACTCAGACACACCATACGAGTCGATCGACGTCTACCGGTACTCCCGGGAAAACCCCAGCGGAGCTCTCATCTACACGGTGGGCGGCTCTGTTACGAGCTTCACCGATTATTCCACTAACGGGGACTCGTGGTACGCCTACCTCGTGCAGGGGAAGAACAGCGCGGGGGCTGCAAACAGTGGTGTGTCAAATGTGCTTCAAACGACTCCTGGATACCCTGTTGGTATTTCTGCGTACAAGAACGCAGCCAACAACATCGTTGTCGCATGGGAGGACGGATCTTACCTAACTGACATCTCTTGGACCATCGAGGAGAGCCAAAACAGTGGGGCGAGCTGGACAGCACTGACATCTGGGATTGCTAAGGGGACGCGGACGTACACGCATACCTCTCCTTCCACGAGCGTGCTGCACAGGTATCGCGTGAAGGCTGTTAGTGCAACACCTGTTTTGTCTTCGGCGTGGTCAACGATGGCGACGGATGTGCAGCTGGCTGCTCCCCCGGCTGCTCCAACAGGGCTTGGCCCCTCAACGATTAGGGACGCCACAGATCCCTTCACGCTCAGCTGGACGCACAACCCTGTCGATAGCTCTCCACAGTCAGGCTTCCAGCTCAGGCACCGGAACCTCGCTGCTGGCGGGGCCTGGACAACAGTCACGGTTACAAGCTCGGTATCCAGCTGGACTCTTCCTGCGAACAGCTATGCCAACCCCATCACAGTGGAGTGGCAGGTAGCCACCAAGGGGCAGGACCCCAGTTACGGTCCTTGGAGCGCTAGTGCAACGGCTCCGACTAGCACCCGACCGACAGCAGCGATCTCCAGCCCCACAGCAGCATACACCAGCGCCACTGTTGTGGCATCTTGGACCTACTATGACGCAGAGAGCACTCCCCAGATCGCCTGGGAAGCGTCTCTCTACAACGCGGCAGGCACCACACTGGTGGAGCAGAAGACTGGGTCTGGGGCAGACAGCACCACAACGTTCTCGACCAAGGTGGGGGATGGGACCAGCTGGCAGTTCAAGGTTCGGGTACGGGACACCTCCGGGATGTGGTCGAACCTAGCCTCTATTTCCTTCTCCGTCTCCTATGCTCTGCCGACGAAGCCTTCAGTTGCCGCTCCCACCTGGTCTCCCGACACAGCGACGATATCGCTCACCATCACCAACCCAAACCCAGTTGGCGCAGAGGTTGCTCCTCACCACAACGAGGTGTACCGAAGGATCGACGGAGGGGGCTGGGTTCCAGTAGCCGGGAGCGTACCACTTAACACGACTGTGGTGGACTATGCTCCGACGGTAAATGGGTTGAACGAGTACCGCGTAGATGCTGTCTCTGCTCTTGCCAGCCTACGGAGCTCAGATGCGGTGGCCTGCACCACTCCGCAGTCTGGAGATCCTGCTCCTAGCGTGTGGCTGTCGGGAGGAACAGGCTTCTCTGAGGTGTGCAGAGCAGCTGCTAACGTGTCAATCACTGCTGCAGCGGGGCTGGCTAATCGGGTCCTGCGGCAGTATGCAGGACGCCTTCACCCGGTAGAGCATGCAGGGGTCCAGGTCGACAATAGATGGTCGATTAGCACGGACTTCATTCCCGAGGGGAGCGGCGTACCCAGCTCACCAGTGGAGGACTGGCTGGCTTTGGCAGTGCTACCTGGCCCATTTCTTCTCCGACGTCCTGACGGCAGTTATCGGTATGTGTCTGTTAGCGGAATGAGCGCGAGTCGAGCTGTCGGAGGTTCCATAACAGGTATCAACTTCACCGCCACAGAGGTGGACCGTGTCTGAGCTGACCACGCACCGTGTTGAGAGCTGGAGGGTTGACCTTCTCACGAGCAAGGACTCCGTCCTGAAGGCGCTCGACGGGGTCACAGGAGGTCGCGTAGATCAGGATGTCAACTCCGTCATACGTGGCGGAGGAACACTGGAGCTTGACGACATGGGGCAGGGCATCGACTGGCTATCAAACCGGATTCAGGTATGGTGGCAAGTGGGTGCTCAGAGTTGGCCTCTGGGGGTTTTCCTGTTGGCTTCTCCAGTGTCCTCGTATTACGACGGTGGCCGTCACTGGAGCGTTGAGATGCTCGACAAACTCGTCGTTCTTGACCAAGACAAGGTTGATGGGAGCTACTCTGTTGCCGCAGGCTCTGTAGTAACATCGGTGGTTAAGGCTCTGATCGAGAGCGCAGGGGAGAATGCAGGAAGTCTCACCGGCTCAACACTCACAGCGCCTGCTGGGATGGTGTGGGAGGCGGGAACCTCGAAGCTCCGAATCATTAACGATCTTCTGGCGTCTATCAACTACTTCAGCCTTCACTGTGATGGGCACGGCCGCTTCCTGGCAGAGCCCTATGTACGCCCACAAGACCGAGCGACGTCATGGGACTTTTCAGCGGGAGCACAGGCTGTACACAGCGCAGAGTTCACACGGGATGAGGACCTAGCAGCTGTCCCTAACAAGGTGGTCCTCGTATCAGTTGCTAGCGGCTCCGCTCCGGCGCTCATATCGACCACCACGAACACTAACCCAAGCAGCCCATTCTCATACACGAGGAGAGGACGTTGGGTCGTTTATACGGAGACAAACGTTGAGGCAAGTTCTCAGGCAGTCCTCGATGCGCTTGCTTCTCGTAAGTTAGCTGACCTGAGTTCCTCGAGCGCTAGTATCAGCCTCAGCTGTGCGGCGCTCCCTCTTGAGTTAAACAACGCTGTGGGTTTCCACACCGGTGGTGTGTCGTCGCGCGGTGTGGTGCAGAGCACTTCACTCAACCTTGAGGTTGGCGCGCAGATGGAGATACGAGTTCGGGAGGTGGCCCTGTAATGGACCTCGACCTTCTGTTACCTCAAGACACCCCAGGGGAGTCTAGCTCCTGGAGGTGGGGAACTGTGACCCAGCTATCTCCGCTTCGCGTTCGGCTAGATGGAGACTCTTCAGCGTTGTCTGTCACACCCGATCTTCTAACCTCCCGGGTGGCTGGTGGTTCTCGTGTGCTGGTGCAGATAGTCGGTAGGCGCGCGATCGTACACGGGCCTGAAGGGCTGTATGACGCTTGGATCTCGTACACCCCAATCCTCAGAGCCGGTGGAACTGCCCTGGGCTATGGGTCTGCTGGGAGCGCAACAGGCGCTTACAAGATCACCGACGGCTCTGTGTGCCATTGGCGAGCGTCAATCGGGTATTCTGGAACTGGGGTCTCCGCAGGGTCTGGTCAATACGACCTGCTGCTTCCCCCTGTTTCCCCGGCCGGTGGGTTTCCCATCGTTGGGCAGGGATGGTTGTACGGGGCTGCAGGGTTTGCTCTATTCACGATGGATGGCCCAGGCTATGCCCGCATGATCCACACTTCTGGGTCTGTGATGGACCAGAGTAAAGGTCCTACGGCTAGTGGACACGTGCTATCGGCTGCAGGGACCTATCAGATCTGAGGGGTGCTTAGATGATGATACTCACACCAGGTATCTACTCGGCGGAGTACGACGAGGAGACTAAAGAAGTCGCTATCACGATTCCAGCTATGTCCCCTGCGACTGGACTACCAGCTGGGCAGGTTACCGTTAGGCTTCCTGGTGTGTTTGAAGCCCATGAAGAGGAAGAGGCGGATATCGGTGCCTGACTCATCTCCCACCAGGTTTACCAGGCTTGTGGGGAAGTGGCTCTGCCTCGCGTCCTACGCACTCTGCATCGCCGCAGCGTATGGGGATGCCAGATACCCCGGGGTGACGATCGCTCCTGTGGATGATAGCCTTGTGGCTGTGTCAGGGCTCGCTATGGCAGTTCTCGGCTGTATTGGTTTACTCGCAGTGCTCACCCACTGGTGGAGAGTGGAGTGGGTACCGGCGAGCGCGCTTACGTTTCTGCTCCTGTCTCGAGCAGCCCCTATGTGGGCAGATCTTGACAACCACCCGACCAGGCTCGCCGCTGCAGCGTTGATGACTCTGGGGGCTCTGTGCATCGCGAAGCGGGCACTTGACCTCCTCGTCTTCTTCGAGCAGACGAGGCTCGCCGCTCACCTCAAGGACTAACCCCAATGCCGATCGACGAGATCCTCTCTACCGTGCTGAAGGTGGGTGGGCTCCTTGGGGGTCTGGCTGCCGTGATGGGTGTGATTGTATCACGCAGAGCCGGGATCAAGGGAGACGAGCGGGAAGCGCGTAAGATCGAGCAAGACCAGAAGCGCGACACACTAACAGACAGGGATGTACTCATCGACCAGCTGCAGGAAGAGGTGGCTGGGTACCGTGTTGAGGTAGCCGGGTTCCGCGCTGAGATGACCAAGGTTCTGGAACAGCTGCAACTCGAGCGCGAGTACAGTAGTCTGCTACTCGAATGGGGTTACCGAGGTGCCCCTCCACCGCCACCAGCTCGACCAGTCTAGAGAGGAAACCAGCGTGACCAAGATCAGTCAATGGGCGAATGACTTCGTCCTGTCCATGCTCCGCACCGTTGTCCCGATCGCCTGGGGCTGGGTGCTGAGCCAGCTCGTCACGCACCTCCCCTGGTTGGCGAGCGTGCTCGGTGTCTCTCCGGGTGCTCCGCCTCCCGCGTGGCTCGTCCCAACACTCATGGTGGGCTGGTACGCGCTCTGGCGCAAGGTTGAGCCGAAACTCCCGCCATGGCTCACCCGGCTGGTTCTTGGGGCTAACACAACCCCCGCGTACGCCATGGAGGCTTCCCTCTCCGGAACGTCCACACCTCCGCTGGTGTAACCGTTACACAGGACAGCCCCCGTACTCTCCTCAGAGGGAACGGGGGCTGTCTTATGCCCAGCTGCTAACGGGCGGCTCGCATCAGCTGCAAAGCCTTGTCCTTGAACTCAGGGTAGAGCGCTGCGTTCACTGCCCGGTTGGTGTCTCGGTCCTCTCCACGCGTGGGGGAGAAGTGGTCATACCACTCGGTTAGGGCCTGGAGCCCCGCGTAGGCGGTTCCCCTGATACCCTCTTGCGTCTCCGCGTCGGAGAACAGCTCAGCGATCTTGTCGACCTTGTTGGTGGCGCGGGTCTGAGCAGAGGTGCTAGCCCCAGCAGGTGCACCGAATTCCTTGGCGATAATCTTCTCGAACTGGGTCTGCGTCATCGTCTTCTCGACGAGGGCTTCCATCTCTGCCTGGAAGGCGTCCAGGTAGGTGAACGAGAGATCGAGAGCCTCTCGGGCTTCCTGGCGGATGAAGGCTGCAGCGCCACGGGTGTGTCGGAAGCTCGCCTTACCCTTCGCGGACTTCAGGGCAAGGTTGAGGGTGTTCTGGCAGACGACCCGAACAGGAGTCGTGATCACTGTGAAGGGCGTCGACCCGTCGTGGGAGTTGAGGGCAGCCAGGTACATGTCCACTTGGTCGACCCCACCGATGCGCATGCTCCCAGGCAGCTTCATCGTGAGGAACACCTGTCGCCCCCCGGCGATGGACCCAGCTGTCTCGAAGTGAGCCCCAGACTCGTCCACGATGGTGTTGAGGAACTCCGCGTGCTCCTCGTTCTGGATGACTGTGTAAACCGAACCGACGTCACCCCCGAGCCACTCAGCTTTCTTGGTGACCGGGTGGTCCCGCATGATGCCGAACCGGCCGGGCATCGGGATGACTGCCCCCGTCTTGGGGTCAGTGCCGAAGGCCGGAGCCTTGCGGACGTCCCAGCCGCCGAGGAGCCCGTGCTCCATCGCCTGCTCTGCGGTGAAGGAGTCCGGGAGGACGGTCCCCAGCGAGTGCCACGCGTGCTCCCTTGCCAGGACCAGCGAAGCCTTGCCGTCGATCATTTCGAGGTTGTGCGCCATGATTGGTCAGTCCCTTCAGTACCAGAGTCGGATGTTGTCGTCACCATCAGGGAACACGCTGTTGTCTCTCCAGTTTGTCAACGCGATGCGGAGCCCGCTTCGTGCCGACCGTTCGCAAACCCCAGACTGCTTGAGAGCAAAGACTGCTTGAGAGATCGCAGCTCCGCGAGACTCGATCACGAGTATGCAGTGGAGCGTAACTAGGTCATTCCCAGCCACCCCAAGCGGGGCGCCCCATGACTCCCAGCCGTCGCCATCACTCTTGATGGAGTACGCCACTCCGCGGGTGGTAATGAGCAAGGCTGCCACGTCGCTGGGGGGAGTCTTTGAGCCGAAGTGGAGGCAGCTGAAGTTGGCCAGGCCGAGCGTCATAGGTTTCGTAGCCTCCTGGATGACCCGCTTGGCGTCCGCACCAGTCATGCGGGCGGGTGTTCCGTCCTCGTTCTCAGGATAGACGTGGGTGTCCCGGACAGGGACGCCGTCCTCCCAGGTGGTGATGACGAGGTGCCCCAGCTCGCCAGGCTTGGTGGCCTGCCTGTTGGACTCGTCCCGCGCCCAGAGGACTGCCTCTGGGAAGTACGGGCCTGCGTACCGGACTGAACTGGTCCGGTCGCCGACTGTGTAGGCTGTGTTGCTCATTGCCGTGCTCCTCGTTGTGTCGTTGCGCAGGCCGTGGGGAGCAGCTGCTCCCCACGGCCTGGTTGGTCAGCGGTACTGGTTCTCTTCAGGGTTCGGGTCGAACGCAGGCTCTCCGAGCCGGACGAATGGCGCACCCCTGTAGTTACCAGAGGTGCCGATCACGTAGGTGGCCCCGTCTTCCTTCGCGCTCTGCAGAGCCTGGATGAAGTCGTCGATCGGGATGCGGGCAGCTTCAGCGCTGTACTCGGAGCTGCCTGAGCTGATGCTCGCGTAGATAACCAGGGGCTCTTCCGGGGCTGCCTTATGCGGTCGGACGGTACCAGCAGCGTTGGAGGCGAAGTCTCTGTCACACTTTGGGCACCAAGCCCGGCCGTTGTTGTCCGTTGATGGGATGCCCCGGCTACCGCTGCATTCGCTCTGGTCGGTGTGGCTCACTGTCGTGCTCCTCGTTGTGTCGTCGTTGCGGTACAGGTAGAACGCTACCCTGGAACTCAGGAGCAGCTGGCAGTTACGTGGGCTAGCCCATGTATCGTTACCTAACCGTTACCCAAGCAGCTCCTCGATCTCTTCCCACCGGGCGCTGATGGCATCCCATCGATCTGCGATCTCGTGCATACGGTCTCGCTCGACCTGGTCATTCGCGTCCGCCGCATCCCAAGCAGTTTGGTCAACCAGCGGCTCGACGGCCTCCTTGATGAGGCGCTCTAGCACGCTCGGCTCCAGGGCGTCTAGCTCCCAAGACTCGTATCCGTACTCCGCGACGTACCCCTGCGCGCGAGCGTCAGAGAGCTTGGCTGGGTTGGGCGGTGGCTGGAATTCCTCGATCTGGTCCATGTTCAGCGCGATACGCTGCACTTCAATAGGCTCTCCGACGAACATCTGCAGCCGTTCGCGGATGTCCCTGGTCATGTCGAGACCACTCGGGTCGTGGTCGCCAAGGTGGATCACCACAGGGGTGTACCCACGAGCCAGCTGCTCCTGGAAGCGCTGCCCAGCACGCCACATTGCCGACTGGCTGACGTATCCCCGGCATGAGAAGTAGGGAGCCTGGAAGCCGTTTGCAGCGCGAGCGATTACGCCAGCAAGTGCCTCCTTCTCAACCCACACCTCTGGGCGGAACGTCTGGTCAGACGCCTCCCATAGGTCGCGCTGGTACTGGTCAGCGCTGACCTCGATGATGTTGCTCGGAGAGACCCAGTCGGTGCTACCTCCGGCAACACTTCTGGTGCGGTCGACGATGCGGTCCCAGTCCAAGAGCCCAGCGAGCCTCGCGTCAGACACTGCGACGCCGAGGCGGTCGTAGGACTTGTCGGAGTTGGGGAGGATGTCCCTCGCGACGAACTGGTAGTACAGCTGGCGCAGTGTGAGGTCATACCCCTGTGCCGCGTACTCTTCAGCGATCTCGCTGGCCTTCCGGATCAGCGCCAGCGTCGTGCGCTGGAAGTTCTTCTCGATGTACTGGATCCGCACAGTGTGCTCCTTGGGTAGACGGGAGCAGCCCCGACGCCGGGGCATCGGGGCTGCTCTTGAGCGGTCAGATGGTTCGGAATGCCTTGGCGGCAGCGGCACCGCGACGGGCTGCGAGGTTACCAACCCTCGAGAAGTGCGCCACCGGCCGCTGGCCGACGACCCCAGAGAAGTACCCGAGGAGGAAGTCGCGCTCCCAGGCATAGCGGGTCGATGTGACCCACTTGGTGTCCTGCGGAGGGAGCGCCTTGTACTCCTCGTCAGCCCGGCGCCACTTCTTCAGGGCCTCGAAGGCCTCGAGAGCGAGGTCCTTGAAGTTTTCGTGCGTGCCGTCCAGCTTGGGGAGGCCGACCTTGATGAGTGCGTCGTCATAGTGCTTCGAGACCTTGACACCCTCGAGCGGGTTGACCTCAGTAGGCACGTCCCCGATGAGGTCGTCATCGTCGCTGACGGCGTCGTCCTCAGCCTGGGCTGCCTCCTCAGAGGGGGTGACGAGCGCCTCGCCCAGCATGTCCTCGAGCTCGTTCACTGGCTCGTCGTCATTGTCACCGGAAGAGTTGAGAAGGGCTCGGTGCTCCTCGAACGTGTCCGAGCCCTCATCCTCCGGCCATCCAGCGAGGATCTCGCTGAACTGGTCGATGGTTGTCTGCGCACCCTTGGGCTTGCACGTGGTGCAGAACTTCGCTGAGGCCAGAGCCTCGATGTTCTTCCTGGTGAGCTTGCCCATCTCCTCACCGTGCTCCCCGATCAGCCCATCGACAGTGACGAATCCCTTGTCGATGACGATCTTGCAGGTGTCTCGGTGGACCCGCAGCTCACCAGTTGCCGCGGTCTGGAGAACGATGTTGCTTGTGGCGAGGTCGGCCATGGTCTTGCCTCTCTGTCGTTGGATCGTTGTATGGTGGAGCGAGCTCAACCGTACACCCGATCATCGGTCCCGACTCCTATTTGTGGACATCGAGAGTAAAACGTTACGCGATCGTTACCTCAGACCGGGTCCTTGTATAGGAGGATTCCGGCGAACACGAGTACCGCTCCGAGGATGGTCGCCCCGTTGACCTTGTCATGCGGTGCACTCACGACGGCGATAAGCCCAGCGATGAGGCAGGTGTTAGAAGCCCAGCGTCTCATGACTCTTCGCTCCTTAGCCATTCGAGGCTTATGGCGCCTGCTCCCAGAAGCCGGTCGACACTCCCATACAAGCTCGCATCTGCCCGTTTGTCGCCTGATTGCTTCAGCAGTGTCGCGACCTTGGCGCGGTATTCAACCCACTGAGCCAAGGTGTATGTGGGCTCCGGATGCTGGCTAACCACGGCGAGCCCGCAGCTTCTCGACCCATGACACACACAAGGCAGCGACCTGGATGAGTTCCTCTTCAAGCCGCTGGGGGTCGCTCTCCTTGAAAGCCTCAGCGACCTCTTCGCGGACCAAGCGCATCCACGTCACCGACTGTCCCGTGACCTTGCGCTCGTGCTTCTCGTAGTCGTCGCGGAACAGCAGCTCCACCTCAGTTGCCGGGTAGGCCGCTACCGGCTGGAGCCACTCGACCCCAGGGCCTGTTCCGTCTGTGGTGTGCGCGTTGGACCCGTAGCGTTCAACCTGCCGCTTGCGCTCTTCTCGGACTGCTCGAAGCACCTCTGATGTGGGGCACTCTACAGGCTCAACTACCTCTCCATGGATGCGGCACATCCCTGATGAGTCTGGGCTACAACTGAGTAGCCACTCAGCAAGCACTGGGGGTATCGGGGTCATGTTGGTTCCTATCGTTGTGTCGTTGATCGGCTAGCCCAGAATAGCGCTCTAGAACAGAGCGGCTTCTGTGTTCTGGAGATGCATAGCACACAGGTCTTGCGCAAGGTCAAGCTCGCTGTGGTCTTCAGCAGATACCTCGATCACCCGGATCCCGTTGGAGCGCGCGGCCGTAGCAGCGTTACGAGCCCTCGACGCAGAGCCCTTCAGGAATATGGGCTTCTGCTCGCTGCCCCGGAGAGCGCAGCGAGCAGCCACGGTTTCCTCTGTCGCCGTCAGGTAGACGAGGAGCAGATCTGTCCGCTGGGCTAGGGACTTGAGGAATCCCTCGTTAGACAGGTTGAGACCCTCCCCGACGATGCGGTCAGGGAGAACGGACTCTTCGCTGAGCCATGACGAGGCGACAGTGTGGCTTACGCGGTCGAGGCCATCAGTCCCCGGGAACTGCTCACGCATCACTCCGAGGTACAGTCCCCAGGAGTGGTCGTCCTTCTCCAGCCAGTGCCCTCGAAGCGTAATGAGGCTCCGGGAGGGCCTGGCTGAGTAGAGGTCAGACAAGGGGCCAAATTCGACACCATCCAGCAGCGAGGCCATGAAGGTGCTCTTTCCGGTTGCTGCTCCCCCGATGACGTACACGGACCTGGTCATGGCAGCGGCCCTCCAACGATCCACAGGCAGGTCTTCCCGTCCCGAGCTGTCCACCAGTCTGGCTGTGCTGTGTCAAGGAAGCGGACGACCTTCCCCTCGTAAGTGGGGTGGAGCGTGATGCCGTCGAGCTCGCCAGGCATCTTGTCGCCGTACTCCGAGAACCACGGGTGCAGCTGCATGTGCACCAGCTCCACGCCCTCAGGAGTCAGCCCGAGTGGCCAGTCCAGGCTCGCCAGCCGGTCCTTGACCCACTGCAACCGGTCAGGGCCGATACCGATGAGCACCACCCGCTTGAGGTTGCGCGGCCTGTTGTCGTGCAACCCATAGAGCACGCCAGCGGCTGTGTTACCAGAGCCAAACGGGATGACGAGCGTTTCCACCTCGTCCGGGATGTTCGCTGTCTGCGGCGCACCTACCTGGAGGAACAACTCGATGTCCCTCTGCGTGGCGTCTGGCGGGGTGGAGATGCCATAGGGGAGCCTCCAGGACGTCTCAATCAGGTCGTCCTCCACAGCGTGGAGAGCGGCACTCTGGAGCGCCGGGTTGTAGCCCACCGGGATGCACGAGAACGTTGCGCCAGCTGCCTGAGCGATGCGCATCGGCTTGTGCACCGGGATCGCCTTCTCGGGGGTGGTGCCTCCGACGATGACGTGGCACTGCACCCCGACCTCTTTGGCAACCACAGATGCCATCGCAGACTGAGGAGACAGGACGCTGGCAGCAGAGACGATACGCGTGGCACCATGAGCGACAGCGCGCCCGATCAGGTACTGGCACGCCCTGTACTTCGCACCGTTCACGCCGAAGGCACCCTGGTAGAGGTCCTCCCGCTTCACCCAGAGGCCGTCGTGGTTCTCGACGGGGGTCAGGTCCATCGTGGGTTGCTCCTTACTGGGGTGAGCCCCAGGTCGATGTCGAGGTTGAGCGGGTTGCTCATGTCCTCAGGGTACAGCACATGCAGCATAGCCGGGACGCCAGTCTCCCGGTACAGGTTCTGCTTGGCAGGGACAAGCCCAGGGTCATGTGGGCTGCACTCGAGGCGGAGGTAGTCGGGAAGCGTCGCAGCTCGCGCGTCCCACAGCACCTGGAAGCGAGTCCCGAACCGAGCCTCTGCTTTCATGAGCCGGTTGTAGGCCATGTCCGCGTAGACGTTGGGGTATCGCCGGTTTGGCTTGTGCCAGCTCTTCCACGTGCAGAGCGCGCTCTCGAGCGTGAGATAGCCCACATCTGGTGAGTTGGGGAAGCGCTGCTTGGCCTTGGCGAGAAGCGCTTCCCCGAGGTCCTCGAGCCCACTCACTGTCGTCCATGCTGTGATCTCGTCCCAAGTCCAGTGTGCTGCCTCGAACGGTGCCCCAGCAAGAAGCGCGAGCCCGTTGCGGTGCGAGCGGCTCCCGTCCCTGTCGCGGAGCAGAAGAGAGATCGCGTCCCGGTCGTGAAGACCAAGGATACGCGCGTACTCCAGCATGCTCCAGGCACTGAGACGACCCATGTACGGCTGCGAGAAGGCGTGGTCCCAGACTGCAGTCCACCCGAGAGCGTGAGCGTTGCCCCACGCCTGGACAGGATTGGGGAACTGCGCGATCCACTGCGCAGTTGCCACACCGAACTTGCTCTTCTGGTGGCGCCGGTCGGTGTCCCAGTCCATCGCCTTGAAGTTGTCGTTCCAGAAGTCGACAGCCCCCTGCCAGCGGATCGGGTCCCAGCTCGACGCCTCCCCCAGCAGCAGGCTCATCGCGGGGTTCTGCGTGTTGCCGTTGAGCCATGTGAGCCAAGCCCGGCCGCGCTCGTCGAGCCCATAGTGCTGCGCGATCGCAGGCAGGAACGAGTACACGAGCCCTGGGTGGGTCTTGTACTTGAGGTGCATGCCGTACTGCCGGAGAAATGCCTCTAGGCGATTCTCTGGCAGCCGCCAGTCGACTGTTGTCACTTCGCCTTCAGCCAAAGGTGGAAGGCAAGCAAGAAGGCAACACGCTCCATACCGTTGAGGATCCCAGAGACGACAGGGGATTGCCGATTCGGATCCTGAACAGCGGTGAACAAAGCGTCGAACTGCGTCTTGAGCCAGGTCTCCCAGTTGAACTGCCAGCAGCCAGCATCCGTTGCAACGATCGATGCAACGCGCATCATCTCACGGCGAACAGCACCGTCGACGTCACTGAAGTCTTCCGTGCCGTTCACATGCGCCTTGAGCCACAGCCGGTACTTCACGAGGTAGACCAACAGGTCCTGCGCGGTGTCGGCAGATGTCTCATGCTCGTCTGTGACTCCGAGCCGGTCGATCTTCCTAGCAACGTTGGCGAGAATACCGAGCAGCTCTCCTCGACGCTTCCAGGAGTCCCCGTAGGCCTGGCTCTTCTCTACGTGGAGGTCGCTGGTCTCGTCGATGAACTCACTGACGGTGTTGTTAGACGCCAACGTCACGATAGAGACCGTGTCGTGCTGCGCCTGCTCTACTGCTGTCTCCGTCTTCCTCTTCGGAGAGAGCTCCAGTGCGGCTTCCAGCCTGGTTCCCCTGATGTCCTCGGGAAGCCAGGCTCCGTTCCACCAGGCGTTGAGGACGTATAGCCACGACCGCATCATAGGCTCAGGGAAGTCCTCAATCTCCCCTTGAAGACCTGGACGTTGGCTACCCTGAACCCTGATCCTATCCTCGAGTATGAACCACCGCCGGAAGAGCCCGTCGAGTTTGAGTACAGAGTGAACGTCCCCCTCGCCGTTGTTGCGCACAGCCTCTGCGTCGAACCGAGGGGACGGCTTCAGAGCATCCTCGGCAGTCTGTACAAGTCCCTTCCAGCCCTCTGACTTCTCCCAGTGCCGGTCATACATGTGCAGCGAGACGATGTGGTAGTGAGTCTTCCCCACGGTCAACCCGAGAAGCCCAGCCACAATCTCCTGCAACACGCTCCACTCGAACTGGTTGATGCCAGACCAGCCCCAGACGAGGTCGTTAGAGCGGGTGTGGACGCTGAGGTCCAGCTTCCCCAACCGCGAAGAGAAGACGAGGAGGTCGTTGCACGGGATGTCCTTCGACTCGACGGAGTCGTCTGCCCCGTCATAGATGCCGATGACAGCCCTGCGAGACGTGTGGTCGCGCTGAAGCAGATCGAGAACGTGCTTGAGCTGGTCGACAGGCTCCATCGGTGTGGCTGCTGCGTTTGAGTGCATGGCTGAGCGGATGCGTGGGCCATAGCCACCGCGCCAGACCTTGCCGTCGTCCGAGAACTCAGCAGCACGGGGGAGGTAGTGACTCAGGAACGCGACGTCGTTCCGTCCCGACAGCACCCACATGGTCTCCGCGATCTGCGCTGGAAGCGATGCCCCACGCCCCTGGACGAGGACTTCCCGATTAATCGGACGTTCGATGACGATGTGGTTGTGCATCTCCTCCCGGACTCGTCCAGCGCGAGACCCGAGCTCGTCTGCTGCTCTGAGTCTGGAGGCAAGATTGGGGAGCGCATGGTTCACGTCCTGGTAGATCATGTCCATCGTTGGTTCCTCTCGTTGTCACCAGTTGACCGGCAGCAGGGGTTCCGGCTGCGGCCCTGGGTTTGCTGGGCGGTAGTGCTGGCCAGTCAGGGGCTTGCCCTGAAACCTGACATACTTGCTGAACTCGCACAGGGTGTTCTGCGCATCCATCAGGCTAGGCGTTCTCCTGCGGCCATCTGGCATAGTTACGGAGATAGACAGACCAGACAGAGCCTTGTGTGCCCAGTGGCAGGCTGGCAGAGCCTTCATCCCGAGAGCAGCTGCACCCTTCACTGCTCCAGGACCCGGAACGATGAACTCATCTTCCCTGTCCTCTGTGAAGTATCCCCAGTCTGTGAGGATCTGCATAGCCATGAAGTCACCGACGCCCTTGTTGCGCCGCAGAGCGGCGAACCGGTCCTTCTGCGTGGTCGCCTTGGCGAAGCTGAGCTGCGTGCTGGCGTCGTCGACGAACAGCCGCCGTGTCAGGTCGACTATCGATACCAGCTTGTCTGTGCCAGGGGTGTGTGACTGTGGGAACACGAGGTAGGCGCTGGTGAACATTGGCCGCTCAAAGGCGATGTGGCTCGTCGATCCAGAGTTTGGGTCAGTGCGGTTCTGCGTCTTGATCTTCCCCTCGCCACGATAGCTCTGCCACACTGAGAGCACCTCTGAGAGGTTACTCCTCGTGGGGAGACCGCTCGTCAGAATCAGGATCCTCCAGGCCTCCAACCGGCCAGTGTGCCGGTAGAGGAAGAGCCGCAGCAGCAGGTCAGCCTCGTCCAGGTCAGGCTCATAGAGCGTCGAGAGCACGAACTGGCTGCCTGGGTCGAGGACGCGGAACACGTTGGTGAACTTCCGCTCCCTGAGGATCGGGTTGGTGGTCCAGGGCTGCCGGTCGCCGCTCTGTCTAGAGCGCCACACCTTGTGCCTGTCCTCGACAAACCCCATGTAGTTGAGCCCTGCGTCGAGGTCCATATCAGTCCTTCCGGTATCGGTCTGCCACGTACCCAGCTCCGTCAACAGGGAGTCCCGCTGCCCAGGCTGGTGTGGAAAGCATATGCTGCCTGATGGTGTCGAAGTCAGTGCCGTCGGCCACAACCTCATCGTGTACGTGCATCACAACGGGGAGGCCTGCCTTGACCATCTGCACCAACGAGTGCCCCATGAGGTCACGGGCGACCGCCTGCGTCACGTTCTCCGCGAGGGAACCACCATAGGTCCGCTGTGGTGTCCCGTACACGGGGGAGCGGAAATAGGCCTGCTTGTTCTTGCCCCACTTGCCCTCCTCCCAGACCCACTTGCAGCCGTGGTAGGTGATAGCACGGCCAGATGGGAGTCGGATGCGCCTGGTGCGGTCCTCCACCTCCACAGACACGAGCCCAGCCCCAACAGTCCCACCCTTCTCAAAGGCGATACCGAGCTCCTTCCAGAAGCGGACGATGGCTGGGTTAGCAGAGCGCCACTGGTTTACGAGCGCCTGGAGCTCCTCATCAGTACCATCACCGCCCATCGCTCGGAGGGAGTTGATGGAGCCGTTGTAGCCCAGCGCCAGCACAGCCACCTTTCCCTGAAAGCGAGTCAGTGTGTTGCCAGGGGTGCTCATGCGCTCTGCTGTCTCGACGTAGATGTCCCGGCCGTCGCGGAAGGCCTGGAGAGGCCACTCCTCCCCGGCGATCCAGGGAAGCACACGTGCCTCGATCGCGGAGTAGTCGACAGTCGTCAACGGGCCGAGGATCATCGGGCGGACGAGCTTCTTCAGCGTCTCGGAGCTGGCTCCGTTGCCGAGGAGCAGGTCGAGGATGGCCATGTTCTGCCCTGCCTCGTCGAAGTCCTTCTTGTCCGTCTCCGGGTCGATCCATGTGAAGGAGAGCCGGGGAAGGTTGTGGAGCTGTGCACCTCGTGCAGCCCAGCGTCCTGTGTGTGCCCCGAAGAAGCGAAACTGCCCTGGAAGCCGCCCGTCAGCCCTCAACCCCACGAGGGCAGCGGTGAACTTGCTAGAGGCCGCGAGAGCAAGCTCCTGGCGTATCTCCAGCACCCTGCGCTGCTCTGTGGTCAGGTCCTCCCTCTCCAGCAGCTTCTCGACGGTCTCCTTCTGAAGATTGGTGATGGTGAACCCCTGTCTACGTAGCCAGCCCAGCAGCTGCTCGGTGGAGTTTGGGTTGACCAGGCCGGTGAGCCCAGAGGCCTCCAACTCCTGCTCCATGCGGTTGTCCTCCGCAGCCTGCTGTGCTGCCTTGACCATAGGCACGTCGATGCGGACACCTCGGTCGTTGATGATCTGGTCGGTGATCCACAGCTCGCGCTCTGCCTCTGTGGGGAAGTCGCCGAGCGCCTTGTCGATCTCGCGTAGCGTCTCGACATCCTGCACACAGTAGTCACAGAACTGCTGCCACTTCTCTGGGTGGTCCTCCGGGAGGCGACGCTGTCCCTTGCGGTCGGGCACGCAGAACCAGCGGATGAGCGCTACCCCGGCCTCGTCCTTGGGTGTGGTGTGTAGCCACTTGGCGAGGGTCTCGAGCTTCTGGGGGTAGCCGTTCTCTGCAGCGACGGCCATAGTGTCGTGCCACGCTGAGGGATCCAGGTACTCCCCTGGCTCGACCTCGAGGACGCGCTGACTGTACACGCTGAAGCAGATGCGCTCAAACTGCGCGTTGTGAGCCACCTTGAGGACGTTGGGGTCGAAGAGGCCAGGGATGGCGAGCACGTCGTAGCCAAACACGATCTGTACAGGCTCGTCGTTGAGCGCGTACGCAGCCATGAGGATGAGGAATGACCGGTGGTGCGCGTAGGGGTACACGCCTGTCTTCTTGAGGTCGAGCGTGCAGTAGGTCTCGATGTCGATGTAGAGCCTTGGCTTGCAGTCCATGTCTCTCCTTGTGGTGGGTACAGAACAGCCGGGCGCGGAGGGAACCGTCTCCACGCCCGGCTGCGACTACAGCTGCCTCTGGCTCACGGGCAGGGGGTGACGCGAACCAGAGGCAGCAGCTCAGATGAGGTCGTCGTCGTCGAGGTCCTCGTCGTCGTCGAGGTCGTCGAAGGCGTCCTCTGCTCGGGTACGCCCCGTGAGCGACTCGCCGTCAGCGAGCTTCTGCACGTGGTTGAGCCCGAAGGAGACCCCCTGGTTGCCCTTGATCTTGTAGGGGTAGGCACCGAGGGCGACTCGGGCATAGCACCCGGAGTAGACCTCGGTGCTGTCCTCGATCGGGCGCTTCATGCGGTCGATGATCCCAGGCTTGACCCGGGAGCCGACGTTCATGTACCAGTGCCCGGCATACTCGGGATTCTTCTCGAGGTCTGCCTCCTCGTCCCCGTCGTGGATGGTGTCCGTCCAGTCCTTGGGGATCCGGCCGCCGAACTTGGTGGCCTTGCCCTTCTCCAGAGCCGCCTTCTGCGCCGCACGGAGCTTGTCCATGGTTGCGGTGTCGGTCTTGGGGATCAGCAGGGTGACGGAGAACTTGGCGTCCTCGTCGTCACCACTGGTGTACGCCTCGAATAGGTGGACGTAGGAAAGCCTGACTCGGCCGGTCACCACTCGTGCGGGGTCAGCCGCCTTGGTCTGCGTTGCCATCGTTGTCTCCGTTGTGTCGTGTGCTTGGACGGGGTAACGCTACCGGTGCAGTAGCGGTGCGGCTGTACTACTCTCCAGATGGCTCTGGAGTGGTGCTCACCTCCTCTGGAGTGGTGCTCACCTCAATGCCGAGGAGGACCATACCTGCGTACCGGATGAGCTCTGCTGTGCCAGTAGCCGTGACCCCCACAGGGAGTAGGACCTTAACATCGACCTCGCTCGTGTCTGGGTTCGGCATGCAGTTGATGACGATGTTGTACGCGCCCACGACCTCTGGGTGCCCCACCTGCACTGAAACAGTCTCTACCTGGTCATATGGGACCAGGTGCAGCTCGACAGCCATCAGTTCTCCTCGATGCAGGTTGAGCACTCCACGGAGCCTGATGCGGCGAGCCGACTGTTACACCGGACGCAGTAGAGCAGGCCGTTGAGGAACGCCAGGAGTTTCGGTATGGAGTGCAGGAACTGGCAGGATCCTCGCTGAAAGACGTTCTCCGCCTCTCCCATGACCACTACAGGCTTAGCCAGCGCCAGCGCATAGCCTGTCTCGACGTGTCGCCCGCCAGAGTGAAGTGCTGTCTCGGAGAGATCTGGCCACATGAGGCTGATCCACTCGCCTGTGAACACCACGAGTAGGTCAGCGTCGGAAACATCCTTAAAGTCGTCTTCGACGTGCTTCAGGATGTAGCGGCCGTCTGACCCCCAGGATGCCCCTTCCTTGTCTGGCGTAATCTCGTGCTGATCCTTCAGCCAGGAAGACGTCACCACATGACCTTCCCTGATGAGCCGTGAGGCAACATCGTTCCTCACCCTGTCTCGTGCGCTGTAGGGCGCTGCCAGGTAGACCTTCATGAGAGTTCCTCCAGTACTGCTGCGACGTTGGGCTTGGTGTAGTTGGGTCCCTTGAGGACCTTCCCATCAGCGCGGTAGATCGGCCTACCATCGAGACCGAGCTTGCTGAGGTTGGAGCGGTGAACCTCCGCGACGACAGCGTCATGCGGAATCCCCAGTTCGATCGCCATGCCGCAGACGACGTAATCGATATCTGCCAGCGCGTCAGCGACCTCCACCATGTCCCTGGCTCCGAGGTCGAGCGACTGGATAACCGGCCACACACCTCGGAGGAGATCGCCAGCAGGGCTGCTCAAAGAAGCATCGAGCAGCTCCGCAACCTCTTCCACGATCAACCCAAGCCGCAGCATGAGCCGGTCTTCGGGAAACGCTGGGGCTCCGTCATTGATCGGGCAGTCGTAGGTCTCGTGGAATACGCGGACGAGATCACTCGTTGACATCATCAAACTCTTTCATCGCTTGCACGTTGGGTGAAGCAGCAGGCCGGGGGTCGTCCTCTCGGACAAGGGATGGCTTGCCCTCAGTTCTCCCGATTGCCTCTGCAGGGACGACGTCCTCAAGGCGCTGGAACCTGGCTCGGGATGCTCCCTCAGGCTTGATCTTGGGGAGCCCCTTCAGGAGAGTCTCCAGCTCCCCGAGGCCCTTCAGCTTGGGCTCAGTCCACAGCAGCGCTGCTTCCACCCCGGCTGCGGAGATGGCCTCAGCGGCCACTGAAGGATCACTGAGCACCCTGTTACCTCCGCTGATGACGACCTTCCACCCGGGGATGCTCTCCTGCTCGGAGTATGCCTTCTGGAGCGCCAGAGCCTCAACAGCGGTGAGCCACTGCTTGATGCCAGGGACCTCCTCGAGCACCTTCCCGATCTCTTCAAGGGAGAGCAGGTCTGGGTCCTGGGAGAAGTCCCGCTCCGTGATGAACTCGAGTTGAGCGCGGCACTGTCCGCTCAGTGGGCACCAACGGCACGCCTCATCTGAGGGGCCGAATTCGCCCGTACCATCGATGGCTGCCTCGGCTGTCGGGAGGATGCTCTCCCGCCATGCCAGCAGCTCAGACGTGGGAAGCTCCTCCGTGGAGGTGTTGTGGATGCGCGGCTGGTACACAGTCCACCGCACGGTCTGCACGTCTCCGAGCAGCTCTCCGAACGTGTCATAGGCACCCAGCGCGTAGAGGCGCAGCTGCGGGTTGCCGACGGCGGAGACTGGGACGCCAACACCGTACTTCAGGTCGATGATCTCGACGTGCTCAGGGCTGACGAGCACCGTGTCAGATGTGCCCCAGCATGTGGGCACCCCTGTGTCCATCCGCTGCTCGAGCATCACCTGGGTCATGGGGTAGAGAGCCTTGCGCTCCTCGATGAGCTCGACATAGCCTTCGATGTTGTAGGCCATATCCGCCTGCTGCTCCGCCGTGATACCGGACTGATTGCAGGTCTTGACCCACTCGCGGTGCTGCTTGAGGTAGGTCTTGTCGTCGATGAGGCCGAAGTGCCTCGACGCCTCGAGCTCGCCCAGAGCGTGAGCGATAGTGCCCTCGTGGGCGTAGACCGATTCTTGGTTCCGCTCGTCCTTGGGGAGCGCCTCGATGAGCCGAACAGATGCCGGGCAGGAGAGCCAGCGCTCAGAGGCAGAAGGGGACAGCACCGCGTGCTGTGATGGAGCCATCGTTGTCTCGTTTCGTCGTTGGAGCGGGGGTAAGGCTGGTCGAGCATCCAGGTGGTGATGCTCGACCAGCCGGTCAGGTGGAGAATCTCAGATCGCGAGGAGCGCGTCGTGCAGCTTCTTGATCTTCGCGACCCCGGAGACTTCGGAGACACGCTTCGCCCCGACAGAGGAGAGCGCCTCCTTGACGGCCGGACCCTCGCCGTTCGAGACGAGCTTGGTTGCGAGTGCGACGCAGTCCTGGATGGTCGGCTTGTCGTTCTCGGGCTTGGTGTCACCCAGGAGGTCTTCGTCGTCCTCCGACTCCTCCTCCGGCTCGGGCTCAGCCTTGGCCGGGGTCGCCTTGGCCGGGGTCGCCTTGGCCGGGGTCGCCTTGGCCGGTGCCGTGCCTCCCGGACGGATGTCGGACCCGAGCAGCGTGTGGAGGACTGCGAGGTCGAGCGGGGACAGCTCCTGCGTTGTGTCGATGCTGAGCAGCATTGGTTCCTTCTCTCGTTGTGTCGTGCCGCCGTTGTTGGCAAGCACCAACCTAGGCTGTGCGGCCTGGGAGCGCTGGTTACTATCTAGATGAGCGGTCGCTGAAAGACGGTCTGTGGGCCGTACCCAGGGACCCGGATGCGTCCTGGCTGTGCAACCCAGCCGAGGGACTTCAGAGCCTCCGCGATCTCAAGCAGGTCGATTCGCTTGTGCTCGCCTATGCGCCTTCCAAGTACCTCTACCCAGACCTGCATGGTGCACACCTGGTCGATGTCTACAGTGCCGTCGTGCTCGAAGCCCTCAGAAGCATTGAGCCGCCACAGCTGTCGCTCCTCTAGAGACATCGACTCATAGTTGGCAGGAACAGGGGTTTCGAGCCACTCGTGAATGAGACCTGCGAGGGCGTCTTCCTCTGTGTATTGCTCTCGCTCGTCCTTCGCTTCTGCTGACTGTTCTGTGTCAAGAAACAGCGGCTCCCCACTACGCCAGAGGTGTACGGCCTCTGCCCACAGCTGGTCTACGTACTCTGGAGTCATGGAGTCGAAGTCGACCTGGTCTGGGCACCGGACTATGAGGAAGCGACGATTGCCCTCTTGCCGGCGGAGGAAGATCTCATCGTTGGTGGTTGACCAGATGACACACCGGCGTGGGTAGAGCCGAGCCTCGCGGTCGTAGGGCATCCGGAAGATGTCGTGGGTGCGTGTCAGGAACTCCTTCTGCGCGTCGGCGTCAGCCTTACGGATTGAGTGCCCCTCATCTGCCACCATGATCCAGGAGCGCTGCATGATGAGCAGGGTGTCCTTGCTGTCTAGCCTTCCGAGGGTCGCGTCCCAGCCCCGGGCGAGCTTGCTGATCCACCAGGTCTTTCCGACGCCCTCTGGGCCAAAGAGCACCAGCGATAGGTCTGCCTTAACACCTGGATTGAGCACCCGAGCCACTGCAGCAACAAGAGCCTTACGGGCAGCCAGGCGGGTGAACTCAGTTTGCTCCCGCACCCCAGGGAGGCACTCCTCCACGCGGGGTACGCCATCCCACTTCAGGCTATCGAGGTACTCCTGCACTGGGTGGTAGCGGTGCTTGTGCGCGCTGGTGTCGATGAGCTCATCGATGAACGACCGAGCCATGCGCACACCGTACTCGCGCTCCAGGTAGTGAGCCAAGGACGACCGGTCGACGGGGTCAAACATCGGTCCTGTGCTGGCCAGGGTGCGCCAGGGCAGGTCGATGTTTGTCTCCGGGCTGAAGGTCATCATGTTGTAGCGCAGCCTCGAGAAGACTGGGTCGTGATCGCGGATGAGGTCCCAGTTACCGATGGTGTCATTAAACTTGCCTGTGCGTGCGTTGAACGACAGGTTGAGCTTCCAGTCCTTGCTGTCGTCTCGCGGAGGAGCGTCCTCGTCGTCAGGGTCGTCAGTGAACTCCATACCGAGGGTCTCTGCGACGACTCGCTTGTCCTTGCTGGCGAGGGTCAGCATGGCCTCATGGGACGGACGCCTGTTGATGGGTGTGGAATCATTGGTGGTGAAGTCGAGGTCTGCGAAGCGGTGCAGCCTCACGAGGTCGAAGGCTGAGGCTGTCTGCCCCCAAGCAGGGTCATTGGCGTGGTGAGAGTAGAACAGCCCTGGGGCCACCTGCCCTACCCCAGGCTCGCTCGATGCTCCAATCAGCTGCCAGCGGTCAGCCCCTGCGTTGACGTAGGGGAGCGCGTAGTCCTCGATGAGTTCGTCGAGGTCCTCGTACACACGGTTGAACGCTCCGACCACTCCCTCGAGGGAGAAGGGGTCACGCTTGTTGTGGTGTGGCTTGGGTGTTGGGAGCGCGGCCATATCGAACTCAGCCAGCATCTCCTCAACATCGAGGACCTCGCCGTCGACCACCCGGCTCTCGTACCAGTCCGGGTGCTGCATCGCAGGCTTGAACATGTACCGGCTGGGCTGCACTGTCGTCGGGTCGAACTGCTCTCGCCCTAACCGGTCGAGCACCACGTTGGCGAGGGCGAAATACTCCTCGGGAGTCACGGTCCGGGAGAGCGGCAGCACCAGACGGTAGCGGGGCTCCGACGGGGTGCTGCTGTGGGTGGTGTGTACCCAGTGAGCCCAGTCGCTCAGCATTGCGACCTTGTCCGGCAGCCCCTTGCACTTGTGGTCTGCATCGAGCGTGAGGGCACTCCGGGAGATCACCGCCGAGGCTGTGCGGTGGAGCCCAGTGCAGCGTTTGCTGTCTGTCTTGTGCACGACGGTGGTCTCAGCGAGCTCCCCCATCATGTAGTTGCCGCACTCCTTCTTGGTGGCTGGGTCAGTACCCCAGCTGGTCAACTCCTCCCAGGTGATGGCGGACTGCTTCCAGTGCAGACTGTCCCGCTTAGCAGCGGTGACGATCGCGAGGACGAGCTCGGACACGGGTGGTTCCTCCCTGGGGGTCATAGCAAGCACGAGCCATCATAGGGCTGCGGGTGTCGTTCCCCGCACTGCCAGCATCCTGTAGAGTCCTCCATCTCCCGGGGCAGGCACGGCGTGTGGTAGATGCCAACCAGGGTGCTCACTACTAGGCTCCCCTTCCTCAGCCCCATGTGATTGATGCAATCTGGTTTGGCGCAGCGCCCCTCCAGCACAGCAGGCAGGATGAATTGATCGTTGTAGATCGGCATCAGATTAGATCCCCTCCAGGGCCATACCAGACGGCCTCCTTCGACACGCCAGTGCGGGTGGCCCCGGCTGCACCCTTCGCATCGAAGAAGTGCTGGAATGGGAGCCAGTCGGCACCCATGTTCTCACACACGATGGTCTGGCCTTCTCGCTCCCGGCACCACTCGGCCAGGTGCTTCAAGTCCACCGAGTGGTGCCGGTAACCCTTGCCAGCGATCTGGTACGGCGGGTCGACGAACCACGTCGCTTCCAGGTTCTCCAGGTCCGCGTATGAGCCATGGAGCACCTTCCAGTGGCGGATCTCGTCGGCCTGCCGCGTGAGGCGATCGCGGATGCCTGGCCCCCAGTAGTTCTCACCTAGGTTGGCCGACTCCCGCATCCACTTGCTGGGTGAGATACCCCCGGCTCCCTTGTTCATCCACCACCCGATGAGCCACTGAGCCTCCTGGCTGATGTCCAGGTCGTAGATGGTGTTCCAAGTGCCGTCGTACAGCGGCAACCGAGCGATCTCCTCGCTTGGGGTCGTGATGAGGTAGTTCCACGCCCCGACCACGCGCTGGTCCAGGTCGGACAGGAGGACGTCGTGCATGTGGTGGGACAGCGCGTATCCTGCAGCTCCGGCGAACGGCTCCACGATGAGGGTATGCCTGGGAGCAGGGTAGCGGGGGGCGATGCGCCACTTTCCACCGAAGTATGGGAAGAAGGGACGTAGGCGGCTCACAGTGGACTCTCCAAGTGCTCTAGTAGTCTGAGCTGCTCCATGTCCTTCTCCAGAAGGGCCCTGTACACCAGCCCGTCAACAGTCTTCGGGCTCACGAGCATGTGCACCATAACCCAGGGGTGCTGTGACCCTTGCCGCGCCAGCCGCTTATTCCCCTGCTGCCACTCCTCCAGCGACCAGGTTGGGGTCGCCCAGATTATGGTTCGGCCGGGTCCCTTCTGCAGGTTGAGCCCGTGCCCGATGCTTGCTGGGTGCGCTGCGAGGATGGGGATGTTGCCTGCGTTCCACTCACGTTGCAGGTTCGGGGTCGCCGGGGTGAAGAGTTGACCCTTGAACTCGCCTCGGAGCATGTCAAGCTCGAACTGGTATCGGTAGAAGATGAGCGTGGGTGACCCGGTGCCATCAACGATCTCTCGGCAAGCCCTGATCTTCTCATGGTGTAGTACTGTGTAGGTCCGCTCGAGGCTGTCCGAGTACAGGGCTCCACTCGAGATCTGCTGCAACTTGTTGCCGATGATCGCATTGTTAGCAGCTGTGTGTGTCTCCTCCCCTAGCCCGAGATCCTGCAGGTTGACTAGTAGGTCCCTCTTGAAGTCCCGGTAGGCCCTGCGTATTGTAGGCAGCATGGGGACGTCGACCTGGTTGAACCTCAGTTCCGGAACCTCGACACGCCCTTCCGTCTCCATGCTCAGCGCGATGTCATCGATCTTTCGGTGGATGGCTGCTTCCGCTTCGGGGCGGAGCGCCCACTCGATGACGACCCCAGTGGGCAGCGTGTTGGCCACCAGGAAGTACCGGCTCCTGTAGGCCGAGACGGTCTTGCCGAGACGGGCTCCACGGTCGAGCAGAAACATCTGAGGCCAGAGGTCGAGCAGGCCGTTGGGCACGGGTGTCCCAGTCAGCCCCCAGACGTACTTCGGAGTCCAGCGCCTCATCGTCTTGAATCGGGCACTGGACTGATCTTTGAATCCGCTCAGCTCGTCAATGATCAGCGTCCGGTAGAAGTGGTCACGCCCGACGATGTCCTTGATATTGTCGCGGCCGATGACGGTGATGTCGTGGCCCGCGTCCAGGACGGCAGCGCGCTGCTGCGGGGTGCCCATGGCGATCCCGATGGACAGGTCCGGGCGCCAGAGGTCACGCTCCTCCTGCCAGACATTCTCGGCAACGCGCTTGGGTGCCACCACGAGAGCTGGCAGGTGGCGCGGCTCCAGCGCGGTGAGACACACGGCCGTCTTACCCAGCCCCATGTCAATGAACAGGCCTGCCCTACCCCGAGCACGTAGGAACTCCACAGCAACATGCTGGTAGTCATGGAGCTTCATCGGTTCCCTTTGGTCAGGTGCCAGCCAGAGGTAGTGGGGCAGCGGTAGGTGTGCGGGTCCCAGCCGCGCTGAAGGGCCACAGTGACCGCGCGCTGCCTGGTGCGGAAGTTGATCTTACGCGTTCCAGCAGAACTGGTGCAGCGGCATTGGGGCTTCACAGCAGCTGGTCCTGTTCGTCCTGGAGAGCGGAGCCTAGCGCTGGAGACACCCACATACGGCCGTCTTCCACAGCGGTGTGCTCTACCACACGCTCTAACTTGCCCTCATCCTTGATGAGGAAGTGCGTCTGGCTGAGCCTAGGCAGCCAAGAAGCCTCGAACACACGCACTCCTGGGAGCACGCATGGCTCCGCATAGGGGCTCACTGGTGGCCAGAGTGTCAACGATGGCGGGTTGCGATTCGGTTGGACGCGAAACCCAGCGTCTTTCAGCCGCTTGCGCAGCCCCTGCCAGCTCTTCCAGGGGAGACGAGCCTCTCCAACCAGCGCTGTGTGGACGCTGGGTGTGGGGTTCACTCCGTACACCGGGACGTTTGGCCCGCTCAGCAGCTCCTCAATGAGTGCTGCCTGTCGGGAGCCACGTGCTAGGGCTCGTGCTTGATCCTTCAGGGTCATCTTCACTCCTCTGGTCATAGTAGGGCCTGGGCACTGACCCAGGCTCTGATCTGGGCCGCGCCATACAGCACGGTAACCGTTGTTCCCAACTCAGCCCAGCGTCTGTGGATCTCTCGCTGGATGGCGCTGAGCTGGCCTGTCTCTGTCTTCAGCTCCACGAACGTCACGCGGCCTCCCGGCCACAGCACGAACCTGTCCGGGAGGCCTGCGTGCGAGGGGACGAGCTTGTACGGCAGCCCTCCTGCCCGCCGCGCACTGTCATAGAAGAGTCGCTCAAGATCCCGCTCCAAGGCCATGGCTCCAGGCTACGCGGAGAGCCCACCCACGCTGGCTCTACTACTGGCAGAGATTAGTATCCGGATGCTGCGCTATAGAACCTCTAACCCGTTACCCCGTTATTTGGTTATTTGGAAACCCTTAACTTAGAACGTGAGATCTGAGGGTATCGGAGGGTACGCGCTGGTCGGGGGAGGGTTCGTCCGAAAACGGGATGACGGATCTGAGGGTACGTTCTGGAGTCAAATAACGGCAGTTACCCTCACCTACCCTCACTCGTCTGCTGGCTCTACCCTCTAACGACCAGCGCAAACCCTCAGATACCCTCAGATCTGTATAGAGCACCTGAGGTTTTCAAATAACGGGCCACTCAAATAACGCCATCAAGTTACGTTTTCAGTGATCAAATTACGGGTCAAATAACGCACCGAGGTCAACCGATGTTTCGGTAGCTGGGTCGAACGGCTGACACGGTAGGATGCACCTGAGCGTTTGATCGCACGCGTAGGTTCGAGCCCAGGAGGCCCTCATGGTCGCACGTAGAGCGTGGACCCCAGATGACGACGCAGATCTCCGGCGAGCTGTTGCCCTCGGCAAGAGCATCAGCCAGACAGCTAAGGCCATGGGCCGCAACGAGTCCGTGGTGAAGGACCATGCCAAGGCTCTCGGTTTGAGTTGGAACCGGGACGTGCCGATGGCTGCAACCAAGGCACAGCAGGCCGACCTTCGCGCCCGGCGTGCGCGCTTCTCTGAGGAGCTGATGACGGACCTCGAGAGGCTGAAGCAACAGATGTTCCGTCCGGTGACTGTGTACAACTTCGGAGGCAAGGACAACACCTTCGAGGAGGCCGTGATCGACCAGCCGCCCATCGCCGACCAGCTCCGGCTCGTCCAGGCGATGCAGGTCGGCGTCAGCACCATCGAGAAGATCGAGAAGATGGACGCCGACCAGGGTGTAGCAGACGCTGCCGGGCTGCTCGACAAGATCGCTGATGCGATCAAGGCAGCAGCGGATGAGATGGACTCAATACTGTGACCGCGATCGTCCTCGGGACAGCTGTCATCTCAGCCGTCATGGCCGGGCTGTCCCCCAAGCAGGTTATGTCGATCGCTCGAGCGACCGCGCGTGTGAACCTCTGGACTGGATCCATCCGTAGCGGTAAGACCATCGCTAGCCTGTTGGCCTGGTTGCTCTATGTTATCCACGCTCCTCGAGGAGGAGAGCTGGTCATCATCGGCCGCACAAGGGACTCGGTGGCTCGCAACGTGTTCGGTCCTCTGCAGGATCTGTCGCTGTTTGGCTTTGCGAGCAAGCACATCGCCTATACCCCAGGAGCACCAACAGGGCGCATCCTCGGTCGGACAGTGCACATCCTGGGTGCGTCTGACGCCCGTGCTGAGATGGTGCTGCGAGGCCTGACCGTCGTCGGGGCATACGTTGACGAGGCGACTCTGGTGTCCGAGGCTTTTTGGACGCAGCTGCTCGGACGTATGTCGGTGCCAGGGGCGAGGCTGTTTGCTACTACCAACCCTGACGGCCCATCCCACTGGTTGCGCAAGTCAGTCATCGCAAGAGCGGACGAGCTCGGATACCGAGTCTTCCGATTCAAACTGACCGACAATGCTCACCTCGACCCTGTTTACGTGGCTCAGATCTGCAGGGAGTACGTCGGTCTGTGGTATCGGCGGTTCATCCTTGGTGAGTGGGTGCAGGCAGCTGGGGCGATCTATGACATCTGGGACCCAGAGCGACACGTCGCCAGCAACGCAACCTTCCCACCGATGGACCGGGTGCTCGCCGTTGGGGTCGACTACGGAGACACGCACGAGACTCGGGGGTACCTGCTGGGGCTGGCCAAGGGCAGGCTCTGGGTGCTGTCTGAGTGGGCCCCAGGCAAGGCCACGCAGCCAGAGCAGTCCAAGGCTCTGCAGAAGTGGCTCGCCGCACAGCCGATAGACAAGTGGCGGGAGCCTGAGTGGATCGCCGTGGACTCAGCAGCAGCGAGCTTCCGCAACCAACTGTCACACGATGGACTTCCAGGTGTGCGTAACGCTCACAAGTCGGTCCTCGCTGGTATCCGCACCATCGCTGGGTTGCTGGCGACCGACAAACTCGTGGTGGCAGCAGAGTGCGAGCATCTGGTGGATCGGATCCCTGGGTACGTATGGGATGAGAAGGCCACATCTCGCGGCGAGGACGCGCCCGTCAAGGAGAACGACGATGAGGTTGACGCTCTGCGCTACGCTGTATTCACAACCCGGCTGGACTGGGTGACCGAGATCCCGATGGCGCTGGCGTCCCTGGAGGCCCCCGGCTCCGACACCGAGTAGGAGACCAGATATGCCGCTGCCTCAGAGCAGGACCGAATGGCCGCCCAAGGCGCTCTCCAGAGTCGCTCCGAAGATCGCTGAGTGGGACGCCTGGTACACAGGCACCCCCGAGGCGCTGCGTGGCGTCTACCAGCGAGGAATGCTCTCCGGAAACATCACCAGGCCGTCGCAACTCCGAGGGGGTGTCGTCGGGACGATCGCGCGCTTCTGGTGGGGACGCCCGATGAACCCGACGGGAGACCAGGAGCGGACCGACCAGTTGCATGTCCCGATTGCGAGCGACGTGTGCCAGGCCAGCGCTGACCTGCTGTATGCAGAGCCCCCAACCTTCCGGTCGCCGACTGATAGCATCGAGACGAATGCTTGGCTTGAAGAGCAGCAGGAGCCAGTCCAGTCAGTCATGGCGATCGGTGCGGAGATCGGAGCAGCCCTCGGAGGCCGCTACCACCGAGTGACTTGGGACCGTGTGGCGCGACCCAACGAGGTCTTCCTGACGACGGTGGACGCAGACATGGCGCTTCCTGAGTTCCGTTGGGACAACCTGATCGCAGTCACATTCTGGAAGGTGGTGGCGCGCAACGGGAATGAGCTGCTACGCCACCTAGAGAGGCATGAGCTCGACTCGGCTGGTAACGGCATCGTGCTGCATGGGCTCTACCAGGGGGATGAGGGGAATCTCGGGCAGCAGATCCCGCTCACAGATCACCCGAGTACGGCCGCGCTCGCGCTCTCGGTCGGGGCTGACGGAGCTGTTGTTGAGGGGCGCACGCCGGGGCTCCTGGTGGAGTATTTCCCCAACCAGCTCCCCAACCGAGTGTGGAGGGGTGACATCCTCGGTAGGCACCTCGGCAGGTCCGACCTGGATGGGGTCGAGGGAGAGATGGACGCACTCGATGAGACATACAGCTCCCTGATGCGCGATGTGCGCCTCGCCAAGTCCCGCATCTTCATCCCTGAGTACATGCTGTCGAGCGGAAAGCCTGGGGCTGGGTCTGTGTTTGATGTGGACCGAGAGGTATATGTCCCCATCCGCTCGGCAGCTCCGGAAGACGGGGACGCCCAGATCACGATGAACCAGTTCCAGATTCGAGTAGAGGACCACCTCCGGGTGGCTCAGGAACTGACGGAAGTCATCCTCCGCAGCGCTGGGTACAGCGCTCAGACCTTCGGCGAGGGCACAGATGGGATGGCGCAGACGGCTACAGAGATCCGATCCCGGGAGTCGCGCTCCTACAGCACGAGGAACCGCAAGATCAGGCTCGAGAAGCCCCGGCTGTCCAGGATGCTGCACAAGCTGATGCTCACCCAGCAGAGTGTCTACAACACTGCTGGGCTTGAGGTTAGCGAGCTCCCGAACGTGGACTTCGTCGACTCTCTGCAGGAGTCTCCCCTGGTAGCTGCGCAGACC